GACGCCAACGCCGAGATCTTCTGGACCGCCATCGCGCACGAGCGACAGGCTGCGCGGATAGACTTGAGACGCTGGGTTGTTGATGCGCTGAATGCGGCTGACGACATGGCTGCGCTTCTGAAGAAGCAGCGCTTCCCCGAGGTGGCAACGGAGGATGCAGCGGACGACGCAATCGCTGCGTTCGAGATCGCGATGTCGTGGAAAGATGGTGACGAGTGAACCGCCACTACTGCCTCGCGTGCGGCGACCTGTTCGTCCCGCACAAGCGAAACGAGCACCTGCAACGACTGCGCTGCCATCGACATGGAGTGCAGGGATGAGCGCGAGGAGGGGCTCAACGCGCGGGTTGACGCATTCTGGACCGCCATCGCGCACGAGCGCGCCGAGTGCGCGGCGCTGATGGAAGTCGAACGACAGGTGCGCGAGGAGATCGCGATACGCCACATGGTCGGCTTCGGCCGAGGATTCACGGCGTCCGATGCGTTCCTCGCGGGAGCGCCCGGGATCGTCGTTCGGCAGGTCACAACGAAAGACGAGGGCTGACCATGAGCAAGTTCACAGCGCGTCACGAGAGCGATCTCGACTGGTTCTTCCGCTTCGCATCCGGCGATCTCGGCCTGACGTCGTCATTCGCGCCGATCGCCAACATGCTCAACGCTGGCATCCCGCAGGGTGGCCGGTCCAACCCCGAGTACACCTCGGCGAGCTTCGACCCCAACAGCGCCGTCGTGCGCGACGCCCGTGTCCGCTCACTGCTGCACGCCATGTCGTACGAGCACGCGGTCACGCTGGTTGGCTGGTACTCGCCACGCCGCGACCCGAGCAAGACGTTCGCGTGGATGGATCCGAAGGACGCCGCCCGCGCCGATCGCGAGTGGCGTGCGATGCTCACGCCGGCCGAGCGACACTTCGGCAGGTACGCGGCGATCGTGGTGCGCAACAAGCTCGCGTGCGCCGCGACAGTCGACCGCGACATGGCGGCGGCCGCGAGCATCCCGAAAGGGGCGCCCAAGGCCGAGATCGAGCGGCTCACGCGGGAAGCGACAGCCCTGCGCGCCGACGCGAGGAAGATCGTCGAGCGCGCCGTCGCACGCGCCACCGTGCTGCTCGCCGACGCGCGGGTTGCCTACGCAGTGCTCGAGCGCGCGACGCCCACCGAGGCGCAGCTTCGGCGCGCGGCCCGCGAGGCGAAGCGCGAGGCGGAGCGCGCCGCCCTCGCCCGCGTCGAGCCGCGCTACCGATCGCCCGACGAGGTGCGGCGCGAGCTCGAGGCGATGGCCGCACGAGGCGAGACGCTGTGAAGCCCGCTCACCGTTGGATGACGATCGCCCAAGCTGCAGCGATGCTCGACTGGACGGGCCGCGCTGGGCGCGTGCGGATGCTCCGGGCCATCCGTCGCGCCGAGGCGTCGGGCGGTCGGCGGGTGCTCCACAACCGTGGGACGAAGGCGCGCCCGCGCTACCGGCTGACGCTGGCAGGGCTGCGCCGGGCCGTGCCCGAGCTCTTCGCCCGCGGCGCCGACCACCTGCCCATGGCGGTCCAGGAGGAGTTCGAGGACGTGCGCGAGACCATCCAGCAGAAGATCTTCCGCGACGGCGTGCAGCGCAAGGCGATCGCCGACCTCCGGCGCCACAACGCCGAGCTCGAAGGTCGCATCGCGCAGCTCGAGATGATCGTCGTGTCGCGGGCGCAGAACCGGTCGGGCGCTCGGCTGGCCACGGCATCGAAAGCGTGAAATCGACCAAACGCGAAAAGTTCGCGAAAACCTGCGGCGCTGTAGATGGCGCCGAGCCCTCCGCCCACCCGCCGTAGGCACACGACGGCACAAACCAGGCACACGAAAATCAGTACCTCTCTGTACGCCCGAGCGCGCTGCCCACTCCTGCGGCGCGACTCGGGCACTCTCCCAGCCCCCCCCCACGGCCTGCGGCACTCGCAGCGTGTCGGGGCTGGACGGGAAAGCGCAGCGGGCGCCCGCGAGGCGCCACCAGATGGCGAGCAGACGGACGACGAAGAAGAGCGGGAAGGCGAAGGCCGAGCCCGCGGTCCCCGACCTGAGCGAGAGCGCGTCGACGTCCGAGGCCCTCGCGTCGGCGCCCGTGAAGCGCCCGCGCGGCTGCCCGACCAAGCTCACCCAGGCGGTGAGCGACAGGCTCTGCGAGCTCGTCGCCGCCGGCGACTTCGTCCACTGGGCTGCGGCCGAGGTGGGCATCGGCGAGACGACGCTCTGGGAGTGGATCCAGAAGGGCGAGGCGTACGACACGACGCCCGCGCACGAGCGCGTCGCTGGACACGAGATTTTCCGAAACTTCGCGCGGGCTTTCCAGAGAGCCCGCGCAGCCGGCGAGAAGCTCCGGCTGCAGCGCGCGGAGATCGACGGCGACCCGACCAAGCTCGCGCGCTGGGGCCTCGAGAAGATCAACCCGAAGAAGTTCGGCCCGACCGCGAAGGTCGAACACGTAGGCGCCGAGGGTGGCCCCATCCAAATCACCGGCGCGCGCGACCGTCTCCTCGCTCGCCTGGCTCGTCTCGCTCCCCCCGAGGGAGAAGGCGAGGCTGGCGGCGAGCCTGACGGAGGCTGAAGCTGCCGAGCTCGAGTACGTCTGGCCCTTCTGGGCACGACCCGAGCAGATGCCGCCCGCGGGCGACTGGCGCACGTGGGCGGTCATCGCGGGTCGCGGGTTCGGCAAGACACGCACCGGCGCCGAGTGGATTCGAGGCCTCGCCGAGAGCGGCAGGGCAAAGCGGATCGCTCTGCTGGGCGCGACCGCGGCCGACACGCGCGACGTCATGGTCAAAGGCCCCGCGGGGCTGCTGGCCATCTCGTCGCCGTCGTTCCTCCCGGTCTACCGGCCGAGCCTTCGCCTGGTCGAGTGGCCGAACGGCGCGCAGGCAACGCTCTTCTCAGCCGACGAGCCCGAGCGCCTTCGCGGCCCGCAGCATGACGCAGCGTGGGTCGACGAGCTCGGCGCGTACCGCTACCCCGACGACGCCTGGTCGAACCTCGAGTTCGGCCTCCGGCTCGGCGACGACCCGCGAGCGATCGTCACGACGACGCCGCGGCCGACGAAGAAGCTTCGCGAGATTCTCGCCGACGCGACCACCACGGTCACACGCGGCTCAACCTTCGCCAACCGCGCCAACCTGGCGCCGCAGTTCCTCGCCGCGATCCTGAAGAAGTACGAGGGTACGCGGCTCGGGCTGCAAGAGATCGAAGGCCGCCTCCTCGACGACGCCCCCGGCGCGCTGTGGAAGCGCACCCAGATCGACGCCCTGCGGGTGTCCCCGCGGCGCCTCGAAGGCGACCGGTACGTCGACAACCTGCCCGACATGGTGCGGGTGGTCGTTGCGGTCGACCCCAGCGTCAGCGACGGCGAGGACAGCGACGAGTGCGGCATCGTCGTTGCGGGCCTCGGCTCCGACGGCATCGCCTACGTGCTCGACGACGTGTCGGGCCGCATGGCGGTGACGGCGTGGTCCCAGCTGGTCGTCGACACGTACAACGCGCGGCAGGCCGATCGCGTCGTCGCGGAGACCAACCAGGGCGGCGACCTCGTCGAGGCTGCGATCCGCGCCGTCTCTCGCGACGTCTCGTTCTCCGGCGTCCACGCCAAGCGCGGCAAGGCCCTCCGGGCTGAGCCTGTCGCAGCGCTCTACGAGCAGCGCAGGGTGCGCCACGTCGGCGCGTTCGGCGCGCTCGAGGATCAGATGTGCGGGTGGGACCCGTCGAGCTCGGACAAGAGCCCCGACCGCGTCGACGCCCTTGTCTACGCCCTGACCGAGCTCCTGCTCGGCGACCGGGCGCACCCCTTGCCCACGAAGCAGCTTCGCGACGGCGTCTACACCAGCGACATCGAGACCATCGGCCTCTACTGACAAATGCTCCCGCACCGTCCCACGGCGCCCCCCGCCCCGTCGGTGCCGGTCGTTCTCCCCGACCCGTTTCCGGCCCCGATCCGCTCGGGTGACCCGACGCCGGCGCCTGACGCCCGCCTCGCCCCCTGGCCTGTCCAGGATCGCTACCCGGTCGTCCTCGGGAGCAACCTCACCCTCGCGGCGCTGTCGAGCGCGCAGCGCCTCGCGACGAGCGGGTACCGTCTCCAGTACGTCGACGCGATCACCGAGCTTCGCGAGCGCGACGCTCACGTGGTCTCGGTCCACACGCAGCGAGCGCTCGGCGTCACGGCGCAGCCGATCACGGTAACGCCGTGCGAGTGCGACGAAAGCGAGCGCGACGAGGCGGCCAACCTCGCGAGGCTGGTTCAGCGCGGGCTCGACAACATCTCCGACTTCGGCACCGCGAAGCGGCGGCTCCACTCGATCGGGCTCTACGCCGGCGTCGCCGCGGAGGAGATCACGTGGTCGGTGCACAACGGCGAGTGGCTGCCGTCGCGCCTGCACTTCATCCACACCCGCCGGCTGCAGTACCCCAATCCCGGCGACTGGGACGTGCGCATCTGGGACCAGGGCATGGTCCGCGGGTGGGGCTCGGTCGAAGACTGGCCCACGTCGCGCCTGTTTGGGATCAACCCGAGCGCGTACCCCAACAAGTTCCTGATCTACACCCCGTCGCCGCTGTGTGAGTACCCCACGCGCGACGGCATCGCCCGAGTCACGAGCTGGTACTCGTCGCTCAAGCTGATGGGCATGCGGAACCTCAGCGGCACGGCCGAGCGGTTCGGTAAGCCGTGGACGTTTGCCACGTACTCCACGTCGAACGACGGCACGCCACGAGCGGCGAACGACTCCGACATCGCGCGAGCCAACGAGGCCATGAGGGCGATGGGGAACGGGCTGCTCTCGAGCGCCGTTCTCCCCGACTCGATCAAGGTCGTGATGGAGCGCGTGATGATGTCCGGCACGCGGTCGCTGGTCGAAGCGCTCATCGACGAGTGCGACGAGCAGAACTCGAAGGCCGTCCTCACGAACACGCTGACGACGCAGGCGGGCAGCAAGGGCACCCAGGCCCTCGGCACGGTGCAAGAGCGCGGCACGCTGCGCCTCTTGGCCTCCGACGCTGAGGTGCTCGCCGACTGCATCCGGTGGGGACTCGCCCTGCCCATCGTGCGCCTCAACGCGCCGGGCAAGGAGCACCTCGTGCCGATGATCACGGTCGGCGTTCAGCCGAAGCTCGACCCCGGGATCTTGGCCGACACGGCCGGGAAGCTCAGCGACCGCGGCGCGCCCGTCGACGCCGACGACATCGCTGAGCGGTGCGGCGTGAAGCTGCTCCCGAACGAGACCGGGGCGCCCCGCGCGCTCGGCTCGGCGAGACCACAGACGATGCCCAGCGACGAGCCGGACGAAGACGACGAGTCCGAGGACGACGACGCGGCCGACGACGGCGACGACGAGAAGAAGGACGAATGACGACCAACATGGATCTCGGCTCGGCGGACGTGCACCAGCCCGGTGCGCTCTCGCCTGCCGCGAAGAAGAAGCGACGCATGCGTGCGTTGAAGATCTCCTTCGCGTCGCCCGGCGGACGCTTCTCGGTCTCGCACAACATGAGCGACGTCGAGCGCGCCCCCGGCGTCGAGCTCGCCGTAGAGTGCCGCGAGAGCGGCGATCGCCCGGTGTGGATCCAGCTCGCCAAGGTGGGCACCTTCAAGGGGCATGCGGCGGGCGAGTTCTCGCTCACCCCGAAGGTGTTCGGCGAGATCGTCGCCAACTTCAAGGCGACCGCGAACCAGCGGATCCCGATCGACTTCGAACACGCAAGCGAGGCCGAGGCCACCGACGGCTCCGTCCCCGAGACCGGTGCGCCGGCGCAGGGATGGATCATCGACCTCGACAACCGCGGCGACGGTGGCCTCTGGGGACTCGTCGAGTGGCTGCCTCGAGCGCGCGAGTACGTGAAGAGCGGGCAGTACAAGTTCTTCAGCCCGGCGATCCGCTTCAACAGTCGCGACCGCGTAACGGGCAAGCCGATTGGCGCCCGCATGACGTCGGGCGCGCTGACCAACAACCCGTTCCTCGACGGCATGGCGCCCCTCACCGCGCGCGACATGGCGGACGACGAAGAGGCAGCCTTCAAGGACTGGCTCTGCGGCGCGCTCGGCGCCCACAAGCTGAGTGCCCCCGACGAGATCAAGGCGCGCCTCGCGCGACTTTCGGCGATGTGCAAGGCCGGCGACGACGTGTCCGAGTTCGTGGCGCCGATGCGCGTGCGACTGGGCATGGAGTCCAGCTCCTTCCTCGAAGTGCTCGAGGTCGTGGGCGAGATGATCGAGGGCGCCATCGAGGAGCACCTCGAGCAGGAACACGGCCTCACGGCCAAGGACGAAGCCGCGAACAGCGGCGCGGAAAAGGAAAACACCATGAGCGATCCCAACGTCGCGCTGAGCGCCGCCAAGGCCGAAGCCGAGCTGACGATCAAGGCGAAGGACGCCGAGATCCACACCCTCCAGGCGGAGGTCGCGAAGCTGAAGGCGGACGCCGACAAGCGCGACGCCGCGGACCGCGATCGCGAGGTCGACGAGGCCATCGCCGCGCACGGAACCGCGAAGGGCATCAAGGCCAGCGACAAGGCGGACCTCGTCCTGTTGCTCGCCGCGAACCCGGAGGCGTTCCGTCGCCTCTACCCGCGCGTCGCCCCCGAGCACCGCAACCTGACGTCGCGCATCACCACGGCCGACCGGTCGACCGCGACCGAGACCGGCGCCGCGCCGAAGGGCAAGCCCGACGTGCTGCTCACCGCGCGAGACCTCCAGAAGAAGACCCCCGGCCTGTCGCTCGACGCGGCCATCAACAAGGCCCAGCGGATGATCGCGGACCACAACAAGAAAGGCGGCTGATCCATGTCCGTCAACAACGCGAACCCCCGCACGCCGCTCAGCGGCCACCTCCCGGTGTGGAACTCCACCGGGTCCACCATCTCGGCCAACCGGGTGGTGAAGTACGACGCGAGCAACCTCGTCAGCTCGAGCAAGTCGCCCGGCGTGGCGCTGCCCGGCGCCACCACGGACGTGGTCGCCGGCGTCACCGTCGCCGACATCGCCGACGGGAAGCCCGGCTCGCTCCAGGTCGACGGCATCATCGCCCTCGTGAGCGCGGCGGCGATCACCGCTGGCGACGTGCTGAGCCCCGCCGCGACCCTGGGTCGCGTGCAAACCCGAGCGGCCTCGACGGACAGCGTCGTTGGCATCGCGCTCGAAACCGCCAGCGGCGCGGCCGAGACCATCCTGGTCCGGCTGATGCTCTCGGCTCCCTGAGACGAAAGACACAGACCATGGACGGCAACGTGATCGTTTTCCGCGACGAAGAGACCGGCGCGGTACAGCACATCGACCTCAAGGACGGGACCATCCGCGACGACAGCGGGAAGGTCACCGGCCATGCGACCCCGCAGGGATCGTACCGCTCGAAGCTCGCCGACGAGCGCACGCTCGCCGCGTGCTTCGCCGACCTGCACTATCGCAAGATGGCGCGTGAGATCGGCGGCGACGTGTCGCTGCGCACCAAGGACGGCTCGATCGGCATGACCGACGAGTCCGGCGACGAGGTGATCGTTAAGATGGACCTCGGCTCGTCCGACGTTCACCAGGCTTCGCCGATGGGCAACTACCAGGCGGGCTACCGACTGGCGGACGGCTGCGCGGACCTCGCGATGCCCGTGCTCATGGTCGGGAAGGACACGGACAAGTACTACACCTGGTCGGACACCAACGCCTTCCAGGCGGTGACGGCGCAGATCGGCAGCGACCAGGGCGCGGTTCCCGAGGTGTCGCCGACGCTGAGCAACACCAGCTACACGGTGGTGCCCTACGCGCTCGGCGCGTTCGTGCCCAACGACCTCGTGGCGAACGCCGACGGCGCGCTCGTCATCCCGACGGCGTTCATGCGCCTCGTCGACAACAAGCTCCGCCTGGCGCGCGAGCTGCGCGTCGCCTCGAAGCTGACCACGACCGGGAACTGGAACAGCAACAACTACGCGACGGTCGTGGCCGGCGCGAAGTGGAACGGTGGCGCGAGCTCCGACCCGATCCTCGACCTGCACACGCGGATCGAGAACAGCGCGCTCCCGGTCACGCACATCATCATGCCGGAGAAGGTGTCGAACGCCTTCCTGCGCAACTCGAAGGTGCAGGACTACCTGAAGTACAAGGACGGCGCGCCCGCGCTGCCGATGGGAGGCGCATCGGACTTCGCGTCGCGCCTCGGCCTCCCGCCGATCATCGTCGCGCGCCAGAAGTACAAGCCCACCACGTCGTCGGCGATGACGTACGTGTGGGGCAACGACGTGGTGCTCCTGCACCAGGAAGAGCTCCCCCCGCGGAGCGGCCTCGACGTGGCGACCGGCCTCACGTACCGCTGGCTCGGCGGCAACTCGCCCGACGGCTCGTTCCAGGGCGGCATGATGGTCCGGAAGTTCTTCGTGCAGGACCGCGGCGGCCGCGGCGGCGAGAAGATCGTCATGGCCCACAACGACATCGAGCTCATCACCTCGAACATCGTCGGCGGCCTCATCAAGGACGCGTACCAGTGAGCGCGCCCGCCACGGTGAAGCTGGTCGCGGTCAGCCCGATCTCGCTCGGCGTCGACGGCACCGTCGAGCCGGGCGGCGAGTTCTCGACCGATGTCGCGGACGCGATCCGCCTGACCGAACTCGGCGTCGCCAGGGAGGCCGAGAAGGCCAAGGCGAAGTCCGAGCCGGAGAAGCCGAAGGGCTGACCGTGGCCCTGGTCACCGCAGCCGAGCTCGTCCGCTACCTGGGCGACTCGGTCGCGCTGGCGTTGCTCGATGACGATCGCGACGGCACCGTCGACTCGGACGTCGTCGAGCAGATCATCGCGGACGCCGAGGCGGAGGTCTACTCCTACCTGCCGCGCGCGCTCGCCGACGAGCTGCCGCTCACCGGCAACGTGCCGCAGCTCCTCAAGAGCGCGGCGCGCGACTTCGCCCGCTCGCTCTCGTTCCAGCGCTCTCCCGAGTACGTGCGAACGTACGGCGCGGAGAAAGACCAGAAGGGCGCCTGGGACCGCGCTGTGGCCCGCATGGAGCGCATCGTCACCAGCGTGCAGCGGTTGCCCGAGGCGGACATCACCAGCGGCGCCGTCGTGGCTGGCGGCGTCGTCACCTCGAGCGGCCCGCGAACCATCGTTCCCGAGGACGACGGCACCGACAACCTCGGCGACTTCTGACCCCATGTCCGCCTTCGTCGACTTCGATCTGAGCGAGGTCGAGGCCGCGTGCCACGCGTACGAGAAACACCTCGTGCGCGTGGTGCACCAGGCCGTCGAAACGGCGGTGAAGGCTGGCGTGCGTGAGGCCGTCACCCGGCGTCGGTACAAGGATCGAACCGGGATGCTCACGCAAGACGCCGTTGGGCGCGTCCTGATTCGCCTGATGGACGGCGCCGTCGGCGAGATGTTCTGGAAGCAGAAGTACGCCTCCTACGTCGACGCCGGCACGCGCCCCCATCCGATCGTTGCGCGGCGCAAACCGAACCTCGTGTTCGACTGGCCGAAGATCGGCGGCATCTTCGTCGGCAAGAGCGTGAACCATCCGGGCACACGCCCGACCGGCTTCGCTGGGCTCGCCTACCTGAAAGCCGACGCTGTGCTGAAGGCGGAGATCGAAGGCGGCGCCCAGATGGTCGAGCGCCTGGTGTTTCACTCGTGACGGTCGACGACTCCTACGGGCTGTTGCCCATCCCGCTTGATGCGCCCACGACGGCCACGGGCGAGACGCTGGGTGACCCGTGCCTTGCGGTGCTGCTCGACGCGTTCAAGGCGGTTCTGTGCGCCAGCATGGCGGCGGCGTGGGACGCCTACGGCGTTGCCCCAAACACGCCGGTTGTGCGCGAGACGTTCGCCCACGACCCGAACAAGATCGTGTTCCTCGAGAAGAGCCTCCCGGCGCTCTTCCTCTGGCGCGATGGCAGCGCGACGGAGTACTTCGACCAGACGGCGGACCGGCGCATCGCGACCGACACGCTGAAGCTGGTCTGGGTCTACCCAACCGCGACGCCAGAGAAGCAGCGCCAGCGGGCGACCTTCGAGCGAGCTGTCGTCGGCATCGTCGACGGCTTCCTGAAGCGCAACCGAGACCCCGCGTGGATCGCCGCTGGTGACACCGCGGAGCGCTCGCTGCGAACGGGCAGCAACCTGACGACGACGGCGGGCTTTTTCTCGCTGCGCATGTCGCGCTCTGCGGTCGTGCCGGTGACGATCGAGATGGGCGACGACCTGCCGAGGCGTACCTACTCCGCGGTCCAGATGGACCTCACGATCGAGGAGGCCCACACGGTCGGGCCCGTCGACCTGATGGGCTCCGCCGGCAGCGTGACGATCCAATCGGCCGAGCTCGACGGCAACGGCGACCCGTTCGTCTACGCCGAGCTCGAGCTTCCAGTCTGAGCGCGCGGGCGCTCCCCAAACACCCGCGAGAAAGATCCCATGGCGACCAGCACGATCGACACCACGACCGTCAACGACGGACTGACCGGCACCGACCTGGTGAGGCAGATCAAGACCCAGCTCGCGGCCGCGAAGACGGACATCGAGGGCCTCACCGCGGCGAGCCTCGCGGCCACCGTCGGCGCGACTCCCGGCACCGGATCGGCTGGTGCGGCTGCAACCGCCAGCAAGAGCGACCACGTTCACCCGCTGCAGACCGAAACTGTGCCTCGTCCTGCCGATGCCGCCGCGAACACCGCGACCGCGGAGACGACTGTTCTCTGCGTCAAGGCGGCCTCGACGCTCAGCGCGATCAAGCTCTGCGCGGACGGCGCTGTCACGGCAGACGACACCGACTACCTCACGATCACCGTGAAGAAGGCGGACGGGGCCGGCGGGGCGTCGAGCACCGTCGCGGAGGCCACGAGCAAGGTCACCGGCGGCATCGCCATCGCGGCGCGCACCAAGGTCTCCCTCGGCTCGCTGACGGGCCCCGTGCTCGCGGCTGGCTCGATTCTGACTGTCACCGTCGCGAAGGCCGGAAGCGGTAAGGCGCTGCCGACCCACGCGCTGATCTTCGAGTTCGTCTGAGTCACCGGCGCGCGAGCGCCACCACAACGCCGCCGCGACGTTCATCGCGTGCCCACAAGGCCCATGCCCATCCCCTCGATTCGGGTGCTCCCGAACCCGTCGTTCGTTTGCGACGCTGACGGCAACCCGTCGTGCGCCATCCCGCTGCCCGACGACGGACAGTCGTTCATCGGCGCCGTGCGCACGTTCGTCCCGCAGGGCGGGGACATCCCCAATCGCCCCGGTGTCCCGCGCGGGAAGTTCCGCTTCTCGTTCGACGAGAAAACGCCGGTGTCGATCTTCGGCGCCGAGGGCATCGCGACGATCGCGCGGCACGTCCGCGACGGCGAGCTCTTCCCCGCCGACGAGGCCAGCGCGCGCGCCTGCGGCGTCGCGTGGAGCGCGCCCAAGACCACCCCCAAAGCGCCGGCGCAGCCGGTCGCGGGAGCCTGATCCATGTCGGCCATCGCATACTTCACCGGGTACACCTCGCTCACGAAATCGCCCGGCTTCTTCGCCGAGGTGGTGCACGGGGCGGGTCCGATCTCGTTCGCCTCGCAGCCGCTCTACCTGCTGCTCGTCGGCGGCATGTCGAGCGGCACCGCGACGCCCGACGTGACGGTCGCCAGCATCAGCTCGCCCGACGACGCCGACACCTACTTCGGCGCCGGCTCCGAGCTCGCGTGCATGTGCTACGCGGCGCTCAGCAAGCCTGGCCTCAAGGTCAACATCAAGGCGCTCGCGGTCGCCGACGGCGCGACGCCGACGGCCGCGACGGCGGTGCTCACGGTCACCGGCACGTGGTCGACGACCGGCACGCTGGTCTTCGACCTCGACGGCGGCAACTACGCCGGGGGCGCCCACATCGAGATCAGCGTCTCGGCCAGCGACACGCCCACCACGCTCGCGGCGAAGATCGCGGCGGCCGTCCAGGCGCGCACGCGGCTCTTCTGCTCGGGCGCGTCGAACCTCGGCGTCGCGACGCTCACGGTCAAGACCGAGGGCCCGCGCGGGAACGATCACTCGTGCTACGTCGACCAGTCGCTTCTCCCGAGCGGCTGCGTCGTGACCCTCACGGGCGGCACCGCGATGACCTCGCAGGGCACGACCCTGTTGGGGAAGCGGTTCGCCGGCGGCGCGGTCGCGCGCGACGTCACCAACGCGCTCGCGGTGCTCAGCCCCGGCGAGTACGACAACGCCGTCTTCTCGGACAACGACGCGACCAACGCGGCGCTGATCGAGGCGTGGGTGCTGTCGCGCGCCGCGGCGGGTTCGCAGCGCTACACGACCTACTCCTTCGCGGTCAACGGCTCGTACTCGACGGCGGCGTCGCTGGCGGCGACGACGCTCAACGACGTGCGTGGATCGTCCATGTGGATGTACGAGGGCGAGTCGCACAGCTCGGTGGTCGCGGCGGCGATGGCCGCTCAGAAGCAAGAGAGCGACCAGGAGCACCCGAACAAGAGCTTCGACAGCATGAAGATCTGGGGCGTGGCCCCCCACCGGTTCGAGGCGCAGCGCCCGACCAAGACCCAGATCGAGACCGCGCTCGAGAACGGCGTCTCGCCGATCGACACCGTCGGCGGCGAAGCGGTGATGACCCGGTTCATCACCACGCGCTGCCTCAACGGCTCCGCGAGCGACTACCGGACGATGGACGTCGGTGGCGCGAAGACCCCGGACCGCATCTCGCAGCGCTGGGCGTTCCAGTGGGCCTACGAGGTTCAGCCGGCGAACGAGTACGTCGCCGACGACCCGGAGGAGGGCGACCCGGACGCGCCCGGGGGCACGATCACGCCGAAGGACTACGCCGACATCCTCAACAAGGACCTGGCGGTTCTCGAGGGCCTGAAGTGGGTCACCGACGTCGCCAACAACCAGGCGACGGTGCTGTTCAACGCGACCGGCAAACACCTGGTCGCGACGGCTCCGATCATCCCCGCGTACATCAACCATCGCGTCGGCGTTTCGATCCGAAACGTGACGGCGGCCTGAAGGAGCACAGCACATGTCCTCTCGCATCAAGCCCTCCGCGGTCTACGTGGACGGGGCGAAGGTCGCCAATGTCACCGGCGGCAACATCTCGTTCACCAACGACTCGGAAGAAGTCATCACCGGCGAAGGCTGGATCGGTGGCACCGACGGCGCCATTCACGGCAAGGTCAGCCTTCAGACCGTCGTGGTCGTCGGTGGCGCCGCATCGCTGGAGAAGCTCGACCGGCTGTGCCTGCAGAACGGCTACTGCAAGGTCAAGTTTCAGCGCGGCTCGAAGAGCTACACCGTCGACGCGAAGGTCACTTCGTTCTCGGGCGAGTGGAAGTTCCAGGGCGGCACGCACACCGGCGCCGTCGAGATGATCTGCGGCGCCCCGGTTCTCTCGTGAGTCGGTTCCGCGACATCGTTCGCGGAGCGCGCGCGCGCGAGACCGTGTCCGTCGCGCTCGACGACGGCGAGATGCGGATGGACCTCCGGCTGCTCTCGGTCGACGAGGAGACCGACGCCATCGCTCGGGCTCGCGCTCGGGCGATCGCGAAGGGCCTCGCCGAGCCGAAGGCTGGCGAGCCGCTCTACGACATCTCGCTCATGGCCGAGACGGTGTTCGCGGCGGCTCGCGTGGTTGGCGGCGAAGACGCGTTCTTCGACGCGGCGTCGGACGTCTCGTCGCTCGATCGGGACACGATCCAGTACCTCTACCAGGCGCACGCGCTGTTCACCGACAGGTGCTCGCCGCGCCTGCTGAAGATGTCGCCCGAGGAGTTCGTCGCTGGGATCGCCGTTCTGGCGTCGGAGGACAGCGAAAGCATCCGTTTTTTCGAGCGGCTCGGGCCCGGTTTGCAGTGGATCTACACGCGCACTTTGGCGCGCCAAGCTGTGACCTCACAGACGCTCAGGTCGGGCTCTGGCTCCACCTCCGAGGCGCCTGGGAAAGCCTGACGAAGGCGGACAGTGCCCCCTCCGCGCAAGCCTTCGAGCCCCCCGACGAAGACGGTCACGCTTCGGTCTGATCAGTGGGCGGAGACGTACGCCGCCCGACCCCGATACGATCTCTGCGTCGGCCTCCGCCGCCTCAGCGCCGCCGACGTCGAGGTCGCCGAGCTCGAGGCCGCGCGCGCCGTGCTCGACACGCCGCTCGATGGCATCGACGAGCGGTACAACAACAAGCTCATGGCGTGGGCCGTCGCCCTCGCCCACTGCGATCCGAACGACGTCTCGCGCCCGCTCGTCGAGCTTGGCATGCGGGGCGACGACGAGATCGAAGGGCGGCTGACGCCGGAAACGGTTCGCTGGCTCTACACACACCTCGAGGACCTCCACAGCGTGGGGCCTCTCACGCCGCCGGCAGCCGACGAGGAGATCGCGGAGCTGGCGACGCTGCTCATGAGCCCGACGCGGGCCGACATCGACGTGGACACACGGCGTTTGCTTGGCCGTGCGCTTCGGGCTCTTCGCGTTTTCGACCCGCCAGACTGACGACCCGTGCCGAACATCAGGATCAAGGTCGGCGCGGCTGTCGACGCGAACATGGGCGCGACGATCTTCAAGCCCATCGTCGAGGGCGCGAAGAGGGCGCGTGCGCAGGTGAACCAGGAGCTGGGGAAGGTCGCCAACAACGGGCCGGGTGGCCCCTACCGCTCGCGCGCGGCGCGCGATCCACAGCTCGCGGCGATCAAGCAGCGCACGCAGGACATCAAGGCCGCGAACCGCGAGATCGAGCGCGACATGCGGCGCAGCGCGGCGGAGCAGCGAAAGATCGCCAGCGAGATGCAGCGCATGCTCAACCGCGAGCAGCGCATCGCCGATCGCGCGGCGCTTCGCGTGTCGGGAGGTTCCGTGCGCGCCGTCGGTGGCGCTGTCCGCGGCGCGATGGGCGTTGCTGGTGATCTCGCGCGCGGCGCGGGCGTCGACTTCTCGCTGGGGAACAGCCTCAAGCAGCGGATGGCGCTGGAGACGGGCGCCGTCGGTCTGTCGAACAGCGGGTACATGAAGGGCGACGCGCGCAACGGCACGCGCGTCGATCCGCGCGCGCTGATGAAGCAGGCGCAAGAGGTCGGCATTGCCAACGCGAGCGACCCCAACGACGTCATGGCGGGCATGTCGGCGTTCGTCTCGAAGACGGGCGACCTGCAGACCGCGCGCGACGTCATCGGGGACATGGCGAAGCTGGCGAAGGCGACCGGCACCAACATGGAGGACATGGTGTCGGCCGCCGGCGACATCAGCGCCAACCTCGGCGACATCCCCGACAAGGGCGCGGCGATCGCCGAGGTCATGCGGCAGGCGGTCGGCCAGGGCAAGATGGGCGCCGTCGAGATCAAGGACAACGCGAAGCAGATGGCGAAGATCGCCGCCGCGGCGTCCTTGGTCGGCGGCGATCGCAAAGACGCGTTCGCGCAGATGGGCGCGCTTCAGCAGATGAGCCGCGCGCGAGGCGGCAGCGCCAGCGCACAGCAGGCGTCGACGAGCGTCCAGGCGTTCGTCGCGACCTTCGACAAGGGTGCGCGCGAGAAGCAGTTCAAGGCGCACGGCGTCGATACGCGAGAGGGCGACGGCACCCTCCGACGCCCAGAGGACATCATCATGGATGCCCTGAAGTCGACCAAGGGCGACTCGCTCGAGATGGGGAAGATGTTCGCGGACACGCGAGCGCGCTCCGCCACCAAGGGCTTCGAGTCTGTGTTCCGCGAGGCCAGCGGCGGAAAGAAGGACGACGAGAGCGTCGCCAAGGGTCTCGCTGCCGTGAAGGCAGAGTTCGCGAAGCTCACGACCGGCGCGAAGATCGGCGGCGAGGAGCTCGACGCGAGCCACGCGGCCGCGATGTCGACCGGCGCGAGCAAGGCCGCGGTGCTCAAGGCGAAGATCGAGAAAGATCTCGGCGACGCGCTGGAGAAGGCTGCGCCGAAGCTCGAGAAGCTCGGCGAGTTCGCCGGCGTCCTCGTCGAGAAGTTCGCCGGCATCGTGGAGTGGGCAGCGTCGAACCCGTTCGAGGCGGTCGCTGCCGCGCTGTCGCTGTCCATGATGAAGAGCATGGGCGGCGAGGTGATGCGCGCCGGGTTCGAGAAGATGATGGGCACCATGGCGAGCAGGGTTGCGCTCGCTGGTGCCGGTCCTGGGCTCCCGCAGGGTGGCAAGCTCGCCGAGATCGGCGGCCCCCTCGGGGCCTTCTCCGCGGCGCTCGGCGTCGCCACCGCGGCGGTTGCCGCGTACACGGCGGGAACGATCGCAATCGACCAGGCGTTCCGCGAGAAAGAGAAGAAGCAGAACGCGGTCGCCATGTCCGGCGCTGACGCCGCGGGGGCCCTCGGAGAGCTCAAGCAGGCGCGCGCGCGGCTGAAGGAGTCGGAGGCCAGGGGCGTGGTTTCGCCGCAGGCTCAGGCCGACGTCGAGGCAGCGGAGGCGAAGGTTCGCGCGTCGATCGCCAAGCTCACCGAGGACAAGAAGACGAACGACACGAGCATGATGGGCTTCGGCCAGGGCCTCGCCCGCGCCGGTGCTGAGATCTTCGGTGGTGACGAAGGCCGAGAGGCCGTCAAGACCCAGATCCAGACGATCAACAAGCAGAGTGACGCGATGGCGGCACAGATTCGCGAGCTGACGGCCGCGCTCACGGGCGGAACGCTGCGCGTCGAGGTTGTCAACCAGCCCGCCGCCGGCCCGACCGCTCCCACCGCTGGTCGCACCCCACGCTGATGCCGGTCTTCGATGAACTTCAGCCCGCGTCGTTCGGCGACGTGAAGTTCCCCGTGCGCGAGATCACCGTGCACGGGGGCATCCGGTACAAACTCCACGAGTACCCGCACAGGCCGGGCTCGAAGATCGAGAAGCTGGGCCGGAAGGCGTACGAGATCGACGTCGCGATCCCGTTTCACGCCAACCTGATCGGCTGGCCCGACCTCTGGCCGGAGGGGCTCTCGGAGATTCGCACCCTCGGCGAGGCGCAGTTCACGCGCGAGCTGTTCATCCCCACCATCGGCGCCGTCCCCGCGGTCTGCGTCGACTGGTCGCAGGTGATGACGGCGAAGGTGCGCAGCGGTGAAGACGTCCACCTGAAGTTCATCGAGGACACCACCAACGAGTTCCTGTTCGACGCGCTCGTGCAGGTCACGAAGGTGGACCTCGCTGGGCTGCTGAAGAACTTCGAGATCGCAGCCGAGCCGGTGAAACCGCGCCCGTCGCTGTTCGACAGCATCTCGGACCTCACGCTCGCCATCTCGACCGTCGGCGACACGGTGAGCGACGCCGCCAACCAGGTCGCGGCGAAGGTCGCGCAGTGCAAGGACCTGATCGAGACCGCGGATCGCACGCTGAAGATCCTCACGCGCCCCGACGAGACCGCGGCGCCGATCATCGAAGCGCTGCACGATCTCTGGGGGGCGCTCGACACGCTCGAGCGCGACATCGCAGAGACGCGCACGCCCCTCATCCCGTACGTCGTCCCGCGCACGATGAGCGTCGGCGAGATCTCCGCCGCGCTCTACCGGGACGGCACGCGCGGCGCAGAGATCATGCAGATCAACCCGCTGCCCGACCCCTTCCTCGTGAAGGCGGGCACGACGCTCCAGGTCTACGCAGAGTGACGACGTTCGACGTCGGCGACACCAAGGACGAGGTCCAGCTTCACCTCGCCGGGTACGAGGTGATCTCGTGCGAGTCGTACGACATCGACCTCTCGTTCTTCAACCAGCCGTCGGCGTGGTCGGTGGCGCTGGGCGACGACGGCAGCGCGCGGGAGTACGCCGAGGCGTTCCCGCCCAACACCCCGTTTCGGCTGATGGTCAACGGACATGTCGTCGCGAGCGGGAAGTCTGATGGCTTCGAGTTGTCGTACGAGGCGGGAGGCACAACGATCTCGATCCACGGCCGCGATCATCTGGCCGAGATCCACGACGCGTTCGTGCTGCAAGAAAAGGTCTTCAAGAACGCGACGTTCGCCGAGCTCGCACAGGGCGCGATGACGGCGGTGGGGCTGACCGAGGCCACGCTCATCTACGACAACTCGGCGAACCGCGCGCGCATGGTCGGGGCAAAGATCCCGGCCGTCGCTCCGCCGCGCAACGTCGCGATCGAGAAGGTCGAGAGCGTCGGCGGCGGGAAGGTCTTCAAGACGCCGCAGTCGAAGCTCGGCGAGCGCTGGTACGAGTTCCTGAACCGGCACCTCGAGCGCGTGGGGCTGTTCTTCTGGGCGGCCGCGGAGGTCGACGAGAAGGGCCGCCCGACCTTCGTGCTCAGCGAGCCGAACACGAAGCAGAAGCCGATCGCTCGCATCGTCCACCGGCGCGACAAGTCGGGACAGGGCGAGGCGATCAACGTCATCCGCGGCTCGCTCAAGAACGACACGAAGCCGCGCTTCTCCGAGGCCATCATCTACACGCGCGGCGGCGGCAAGTCGTTCCGGCGCGGCAAGGCCAAGGGTCGCTTCGTCGATCACGAGATGGAGGCCCTCGGGTACAAGCGGCCGGTCGTCCTGAAGGATGCCGACTGCGCGAACCAGAAACAGGCCGAGTTCATGGCCGCGAAGGCGATCGCCGACGGGCGTCGCTCCGGCTCTGCGCTGGAGTACACGCTGAGCGGGCACACCGCGCCGCGCATCGGCGGCGGGCGCATCACGTGGGCGCCTGACACCGTGGTCGAGGTCGACGACGACATCCTCGGCGTGAAGGGCCCGTACTGGGTCGACAGCGTCCACTTCTCTCGGTCGGTTGGCGCGGGCACGACGACCCGTGTCGTTCTCCAGGACCTCGACACGCTCATCTACGGAGACCCCGCAACCCAATGAGCGTCGACGTCGAGATCGATTTCGGCACCGTCACCCTGACGACCAACGAGGCCGGGTACATCGGCTACCAGGTCGACGGGTACGGCGAGGAGGAGAGCGGCGTGGGCGACCACGACCACTTTCAGCCGTTCGGCTTCCTCTCGCGCCCGCTCGACCCCGACGCCGACGGCACCGGCGCGACGTGCATCTACCTGCGGCGAGGCAACGAGACGGTCGTGCTCCCGGGCTACGACGCGCGGGCGATCGAGAAGATCCCGGTCTTGAAGAAGGGCGCGAGCGTCCAGCACAACGCCCTCGGCGGCTTCGCTCACTTCGAGAACGACGGCACGAACAGCACGTGGACCTGCTACGTGCCGGTCGACTTCGACTCGGCGGGCGTGCCCACGAAGGTGTGCCTCGTGCAGGTCGGCAAGGACGCGAGCGGCAAGGTGTCGCTGCTCCTGATGCACGCCAACGGGCAGCGCATCGAGATCGGCGACGCGAGCACCAAGAACCAGGTGCTCATGATGAACAGCCTCGGCAACGCGTGGCTCGGCGTGAACGACGACGGCCCGGTGCTCAACGGCAACGTGAAGCTGACCGGCAACATGGGCCCCGGCGCGCTGTTGCAAGCGTGGATGGCCGCGGTGACAGCTGCGCTCTCGACGCTCGGCGCGCCGGTCGGCCCTCCCCCCATCTCCCTGACGGTCTGACGTGAGCCGCTGCGCCTTCCCGGCCTTCTCGCTGCCGGGTCTGTGCGTGCCGCTGCCGGCGCTGCCGAGCCTCCCGCCGCTTCCTGCGCTCCCCGGCCTCCCGCCGCTGCCTGGCATCGCGCTCCCGCCCCTCCCTGGGCTGTGCGTGCCGCTGCCGAGCCTCCCTGCGCTGCCGCCCATTCCGGCGCTGCCGGCACTGCCCCCGCTTCCCGGAATGCCAACGCTGCCCATCCCTGGGCTGTGCGTCCCGTTCCCTTCGCTCCCTTCGCTGCCTCCGCTGCCGAGCATCCCGCTCCCGCCCTGCCCTCTCGACTGACATGACCTCCGGCATCGGCCCCGCGGGGCACGCGTACGTCGGTCGACCGCTCGACCCGATCGCGAAGGATCCTCCGCTCGCGCTCCACTACCAGCCCGCGACACGCGACGCCGAGCTGCTCGCCGACGGGCGGCTCGCCGCCGATCATCCCGTCGACGCGTGGATGGATCTCGCGCTGAGCATCCGGCGCGGCTCGCTCAAGTCGAGCCCCAGCGTCGGCCACACGCTCCACGAGATCGAGTACCTCGACAGCAGGCTCGAAGCGGACGTGCGAAGCCGCGTGGCCGCCGCGTGCGCGGCGCGCGTTGCGGCCGGCGACGTGCGGATCGACCGCGTGCAGGCGCAGCGCTCGGGCACCGGCTACGTCGCGCTCATCGACTACACAAACCTCCGCACCCAAACCAGGCCGACCCGCCAGATCCGCGTGAACCTTCGATGACGACCGACACGCTACCCGGCGAGATGCTCATCCCGACGCGGGCAGAGCAGAAGGCGCGCACGCTTCGCGACATCGCGTTTCGTGGCCCCGACGGGCTCGACACGACGCAGGGGACTCAGCCGGACATCGACGCCGACCTGGTCGCCGACGTCGCGGTGCCGATGCATGCCAACGTGCGCCGCGCGGGGTGGAACCTCGTGCTCGCCACGTGCGAGGGCGCTGCGCTCGAGGAGCACGGTCGGATCGCCGGGCTCGCCGCGCCGTACCGTCGTCCCGCCGTCGGCGCGTCGGGCGCGGTCACCGTCGTCGCCGCAACGCTCGGCGGCACCATCCTGGCTGGCACCGAGCTTCGCGAGCCGAACACGGGCAACCGCTACCAGGCGACCACGACCGGGCTCTACCTCGACGGCGACCCGTGTCCCGTCGTCGGTGTCGACACCGGCACGGGGACGAACCTCGATGTCGACGCCGTGCTCGAGTGGACGTCGCCCCCGCCCGGCATCGGCCCGAAGGCCACGGTCGCCGACGACGGCGAGGGAAACGGCCTCACGGGCGGACGCGGAGCCGAGACGGACGCTGAGCTGCGCGAGCGGATCATCTCGCGCCGCGCGAACCCGCCGGCGAGCGGCAACGACTCGGCCGTTCAGGACGCGGCCGAGTCGTGCCCCTACGTCAGCGTCGAAAAAGCCTTCACGTACCCGGCGGCGAACGGCCCCGGCACGTACAACCTCGCGTTCACCAAGCGCCGATCTGAGGCGGGCGGCGATCGCATCCCGAGCGCGACGGAGATTGCCCTCGTCGACGGCTGGGTGCGGCAGCAGTTTCCGTACGACGACAGCCTCACGACGATCCAGATCGCGCCCGAGGACGTCGACGTGGTGCTCGGCGTCGACTGGCGATCGGACGTGCCAGGATGGATCGACGCCGCTCCCTTCCCCAACTACCTGAGCGGCACGAGCGCGATCCGCGTCACCGCGGTGACGTCGGCGACGTCGTTCACGCTTGGGAACGTCTCGGCGAGCTACGGCTCGGCGGGCACGCTCGCCGCGGGCAAGACGATCGCGCTCTGGAACGAGTCGACACAGAGCTTCAGCCGAAAGAAGGTGCTCAGCGTCACCGGGACCGGCCCGTGGGTCGTCACCGTCGACACCACGCTCGGGATCTCGGACACGTCGTACCTGCCGGTGGTCGGCCAGCGCGCTTGCCCGTGGAGCGACAGCATGGACACCGTCGCGGCGCCTGTCCTGGAGTACTTCGACGGCCTCGGCCCGGGGCAGATCTTTTCGAGCTTCTTCGACGAAGGACGACGCCAGCGCCGATCGCCGGCGTCGCCGCTCACCTGGCCCGATCGCGTCGGCAACCGCCTGATCGGCGCCGTGCTCGACGTCGCCACCGTCGCCGACGCGGAGCTGACCGAACCCACCGTGCCGCTCGTGACCAGCGTGGGGACGATGAACGTCTTCGCGTACCTGATGCAGCTCGACGACCTGTCCGTGTTCCCCCAGACCTGATGACGACCTCCCCCTTCGACCAGACTCCGCCGCGGCGGCCCGACCTCGCGACCGACTTCGCAGGCGCCTCGCTCGTCGACGAGCCGGGGTTCGTCCCCGACCCCACGCAGATGCCGTCGGCGGCCGTGTGGAACCAGCTCTGCAACGTCGCTGACGCTGTCGGGCGCACGATGCCGGTCGCGATCCTCGAGGTGTCCGCTGCGGCGGTCGTCACGGGCGCGAGCTACGCGCGCTCGACCGCTCCCGGCACCACGCCGACGGCCGTGCTCAACGGCGCGGGCGACGTGTCGGTGTCGTGGGACGCGGCCGACTTCCCCGCGGCGGTTCGCGCGCCCGTGGCGATGGTTCGCGGGACGACGGCGGCGACCATCGCGACCGAGGCGCTGTCGCCCGGCGCGCGCGTGCGCAGCGGCAGCGCCGTGCCGTTCACGCTCTTCATCTACTGACCGTGCCGAAGCTCTCCGTCTTCACGCCGATGGGCCTCCTGGCCTTCTCGTCGAGGCCGTCGAGGGCGCGCGCGATCTACGACACCTTCGTCGCCGCGCTCGGCGACAACTACGACATGGCCGAGGGCGCCTACCATGGCGCCAAGTTCCTCGCGTGGGCGCTCGAGCTCGGGCGCGTCGACGCGACGATCGCGCGGCTCGGGAACCAGTACGACCCGGCGAAGATCACGGACCTGCTTCCGGCGGTCGAGCCCGAGTACCGCCTCGCCCCGCTCACCACGGACACCGTCGCCGACCGGCGCGCGGCGCTCGCGGTGCGGATGCGTCTTCCCGAGGGCGCGGCGCTCGCGAACGTCGAAGCCGCCCTGTCGACGGCGCTCGGCGCGGACTTCATCGCGCTCATCCTCGACTCGTCGCCGGTGACGTACCCGGCGGACCCGTCGACGCAAGGCCACTGGCCCGAGACATGGAGCGAGCGCGGCGTGTACCGGCTCACGGAGCCCGCGATCGATCTCGGCGTCTACGAGTGGGTCGGGTACGAGATCGTGGCGCCCACGACGCGCGCGCTCATCGCTGGCGACATCGTGACGATGACGCCGAACGATCCGTCGCTCGCCGAGCGCGTCACCATCAACGCCGTCAACGGCTCCTCGATCCGCTTTTCGCACGCCATCGCGCACGCGTCTGGGGACTACCTCGTGACCGGCGGGCTTCCGAACTGGTCGAGCTCGCGTCGGCACTGCATCGTGCGCGTGAGCGCGGCGGCGGCGATCGATCCTGAGTCGCGCCGCAAGGTGCACGACATCATGTCCCGCGTCGCGCGCGTCGTGTCGACCTGGGAGATCTCGTCGGCCACCGGCCCCTTCCTGCTCTCGTCCTCTCCGCTGACCGCCACGCCGTTCGCCGCTCCCTGACCCATGGCCCACTTCGCATACACCCGCACGCCCGGCACGTGGACGGCGCTCTCGGCGCTCTCGCACGCGGAGATGGCCGACATCGACGGCAAGCTCTACAAGGCGATCAACGGCGACGACGGCGGCGCGTGGACGCCCGCGGCTGCGCTCGAGATCGGCGGCGCCGGCTTCTCGTTCGGCGGCGCGACCGGGCACCGGGTGATCTCGGGGTCGGTGCTCTACATCAACAGCGGCGCGGCGTTCGAGGCGAAGAGCGGCGCGACCTTCACGCTCGACAGCGGCGTGACGGTCAGCGTGCAGGCCGCGTTCGTCGCGGGTGGCGGCGGCACGCTGACGGGCGCGTGGGGCTTCAACGGCACGCACACGGTCGGCGCGACGGGCGCGCTCGTGCTCGCCAACGGCTCGGAGTTCACGAGCGCGGTGGGCTCGCAGGTCGCGCTTCTCATCGACGGCGCGACGTCGGGTCTCACCTGGCAGAACGGCGCGTTCTGCTCGTGGGCGACGGGCACGAATCCGACCGTCGACGCAGGCGCCACGTTCACCAACAACGGGACGTCGACGCACAACGGAACAACAAACCTCGCGGGCGCGGTCAACCTGTCGGGAGCGATGGCTTGCAGCGAGCCGATCACTCTCAGCAGCAACGGAACGATCAAGTGGCGCGCGTTCCTCGGGACCGACGCTGACGTCACGATCCTGGCCGATGCGTACGACGAGGTGCACATCGTCGCGGCGACGCCCACGGCGAACCGCACCTACACCCTGGCGGGCACGGCCGTGGAGGGCCAGCGGTTCCGCATCAGCTACTTCGGATCGTCCTTCAAGGTGACGCTGAGCTTCAACAGCGGCGGGACGACGATCGACATGAAGAACGCGAGCACGTTCTACACTTTCGTCGACCTCACATACATCAGCGGCTCGTGGCGGATCGCGGACATCAGAATCGTTCCGTAACCCACACTTCTGCCAAGCGCTGACGTCCTCGCGGCAGCAGATGCGCTGCCCGGACGACGTCACGCACGACACGCCGATCAGGTCCGGCGAGCAGCTCTGCCCAGCACCAATGGATGGGTGGCAGATCGACTGTGTGGACCCGCCCGGCCCACCAACGAACATCCCGGCGCCCGCTGACCCAGCGGCGCCACCTGACCCGCCCGCCGTCGCGCCCGCGCTGCCCTTGCTGGTCGGTTCCGGCGTGTCTGGGCCATCCCCGCACGCGAGGGCGGCCACGGCGACGAGAGCGAGCACGGCGAGCGATTTGCGCATCGGCCGAGCCTGAGTCGCCGAAGCGCGTCTGTCAACCGAACGAACCACCCATGACGATCCAGGTCCAAGCTCAGATCAACGGCGGCGCGCAGCAGACCGGCGCGGTCACCGTCGCGGCCGGCGACGTGGTGCAGCTCTCGCTCGTCTCCGCGGCGGGCGCGGGCGCGCTGCTCTGGGAGATCTACTCCCACCCGACCGACGAGGCGGGCGCGGGCTACGGGCTGTCGCTGCCCTCCGGCTGGACCGACGGCGCCGACGGGCACTCGTACTTCTACGAGGGCACGACGCCGCCGACGATCACGATCCCGAGCGCGCCCTACTGGGGGAAGGCCCTCGTGCGCTGCACGCCCGGCGGCAACGCGCTGGCGGCCGACGAGTCGCTCGTCCTGACGATGCTCTCGCCCCTCGGCCTCGAGGACGTCGCGCCGCTGGAGACGATCCAGGCCGACGCGTACCGCACGTGGATGAAGGCGTTCCAGAACGACCTCCGGCTCCTCGGTACCGTCACGGCGTCGGGGCGCGCGACGTCGCTGCTCTGGGACGCCGACAACGCGACGGACGCCTCGATCGGCAGGTACTCCACGTTCGCGGAGGTCGCCGCGCAGGTCGCGCTCTCCGCGGGGCCGGTGAAGGTCCGGCCGAAGGGCGCGTGCCTCGCGAACGTCGCTGGCACGTACGAGTGGGGGCACGTCACGATCGAGGGCAACCGCAACGCGGCGAGCTCTCCCGCGGCGACGTCTCTCGCTGGCAGCGAGGGCGTGATCCTCCGCAACGTTCGCGTTGACGCGCCGATTGCGATCACCACCTCGGCGACCACGACCAGGCTCTTCGAGTACACGGTCGGGCATCAGGGGTACTTCCGCGACGCCACGCTCAGCGGCAACGCGAGCGTCGGCCTCATCCGCGCGAACCACACGGGCACGCTCAACGTCTACTTCGACGGCGTCACGCTCAACCGCAACGCGATCGAGCTGACCACGACCACGACGGTCAACGCGTACGTCCGCGGCTCCATCTTCGGCGGCGCGTCGAGCGGGCACGTCAAGGGGACCACGGGCACGCTCAACCTGCGCACCGACGCGGAGACGACGGGCACCTACGACGGCGCGGCGTTCTCGGGCACCTACAACGCGACCGTCATCAGCAACCCGACGAAGATCTCCGACGTCACGGTCTCGGG